CCATAACCATCAAAAGAAAGATAATCTAATAGCTGTGTTTCAGTTCCAACTGTTTTGTTTAACGTGATGTCTGCTTCTACCCATACTCCATCTGTAGCAAAACTTGCATACTCTGTATTTAGATAATCTCTAATTAATTCTGTGATCTCATATATTACATAGTTGTTAGAACCTATAATATCTTTATCTATAATATATTGTGGACTTCCAGGTTTGTCTGTTGTAAAAGTTCCTGAATATATATATAAGCTCATTCTTGTTGAACTAAGCGTACCTGAAGCAGGTTCTACTTTTATATAATATGGACTTCTTGCATTTATTATTGTACTCATTGTCTTGTATCAATTGTTATATTAATAATGTCTTTTGCGAATGCTTCACCTAATTCACTTGGCAATCTAGTAAAAGCTTTTTTAAATGGTTTAGTAAAGAAAAAACTTGGTTTAATACCTTGTGCAAATATAAATTTCTGTAGTACAAAACCAATAGATCTATAATTACCTTTTGCAAATCTTCCCTTTTTATCTCTTAGTCTAAAGTTTCTAGCTTTAGCCCATTGTTCTATGAACTTTTGTGGTGGTTTTTTATTAGTATACTTAAAAGGACTATTAGGCGCTTTTTGTTTTCCATTCTTAACTAAACTAGGGTTTGCACCTTTTACACCTTGATCTACAAAATCCCCATACTCATCCATATATATATCTAAATATAAGCCATCTTGTTTTTGATTTACTGTATATTTTAATGATTTATATAAGTTACTTGTATTGTTTTTCTTTTGCTTAGTTAAGTTTGTACGAGCTTGTTGTATTACATACTTAGCAAATTTATTTAGTTCCTCTTTTGTTTGTTTAAAATCCATTAGCAAATAGTCATATCATTTTGTATTATTATATCAAACGTAGCAGTCCAACCAGCTAATTTGTTTTCAAATCTATCTACAAAGGGTTCACAGGATACATCTCCTTGTAATTGATATAATTCACTATATAGATCACCTCTTTTAAGTAAACTAGTCAATCTAGCAGCAACTCCTAATTGTGTATTTAATACATCTTGTTCATTGTCATTACCCATAAACTTTGTAGTTTCTTCTTTTTTACTTTCATCTACAATATCCATAAACAATATACTCATACTAAAAGTGATTGTTTTATCATTTATAGTACTGTTATTTACTATTATATGTGATAAAGGAAAAATGTTTTGTTTGTTTAAATCAACATCATCTATATTACCGTATGTAATTGTATTTACAAAAGGTTCTTGCTCTAATGTTTCTTTTATTTTTGTTGTTACATTATAAAATCCTGTCATTTTTTAAATTTTGATTTTATTCTTTTTGATTCTAATTCTAATTTATCTTTTTCAAATGCCAAATATGTCAAACATTCATGTAATTTGAGATAGGTGACTTCGTCAAATCTTGTAATGTCTCCTCTACTAATTCCATATATAGATTGATACCAGCCCCATTTCCTAGCAAAGTTTGATTCAATTGAATATTGTCCTTCTGACTCTGTAAAGATTTCAGGATATTTACCGACAAGTCCCTGCTTAAACTGTAAAAAAAAATAATGGTTGACATAACTACAGATAATGGCATTTTTTTCATATTGTTTTTTATGCCCTTGTATTCTTCTATTAAATACTTATCTTTGTCTTTATATGTAATTGGTCTAAATAAAACAGACATTGCTTTATCCATTGTATTCCAATCACTAAAGTAATTATCTAAGTCTATATATTCTCCAAATGTCATTTCATCTAACTTAGGTATAAAACCATAATGAACGCCATTTAATACAAATGATCTTTTAAACTTAGATTTTTTTTTAAATAAATTATCTATGTGTTGTAATACTTTATTAAGACTAGTATACTTTATTTTTACAATTTCTTTTAAGTCTATATTGCAAAATATTTCTACCATCTTTTGGTTTATAAAGTTATTACTTTCTTTACCATCAGATATTTTGTGGAATTTTTGGTATTGCTCTAAAGTTATATCATCTAAAGAGCTTGGTACATATATGTCTAACTTCATATTAATACAATAAAAAATTAGACCTTTTGTATAAAAGAAACTACATTAATTTGTTTCCAAATCTTCTAGCATAATAATGTGCATATACTTTTTGTAATCCTTCAGTTAGTTCTTGCTCTTGTTTGTATTCTTGTTTGCCTAATAAAAGCTTACCATCACAATTAATTTCTATCTTAACGTAATGTTTTCTTCTCCCTGATTTAGCTCTATACGTTTCTTGTTGAGGTAATGGGTATGCTGTTATATTATTTCTAAAACACCATCTCATTTCTTTACAAGAACCATTGTCTACAAACTCATCATTATTCCTGAATCTCATCAACGTCTATTCTATTGTTTAATAGTTCTATTATTGAAAATATCTGATCTTCTTTTTCTTCTTTAGTTTTTGCAATTTCTTTTACTCTAATCCAAAAATGATTAGATTGTTTTGGCATAAATAAATCTTTTATTAAATTACCAAACTTTCTCATTGGTCTATAGACCTTAGTGACTTTTGTTACCTTCATAGTGTTAATATAAATAAATTAATTGTAAATAAGTTCCTATAAAAAAGATTGTCCAAATTAACAATCCCCAAGTAAATGCTTCTAAAAATTGTTTCATATAAATGTTTTTGTTTATTTATTTATTAATATTTAATTCTAATTTACTTTGAAGGTTAAAAGCGTATCTACTATACTTATAACCTTTGCTTACCGTTACTTGTTTTTTAGTATCGTAAACTATAAATAAATTGTTTTCTAGGTTTACTTCGTATCTTTGCATTGTTCTATTTATCAATTATTATACAGCTAATATAATAAACATTTTATTAACAAAAAAATATTTTTAACAAAACTTTAATAATTACCAAATATGGTATTCTCCTTTGTTTGGATCTTCTAGTTGAGAAGTTATAGCATAACGCAGCGCATCAATAGCATGGTTATATGCATCTATAGGTTTGTTTAATACATTACCTTGTTTGTCACTCATCCATACATAGTTTCTTAATTCATTTATTAAGTTCTTGCTTCTAGACGTTATAAAGATTTTATTTTGATTTATAAGATTTAAACCGTAGTTAATACTATCTCTACCTTTTTTTACAGGGTATACTATATGTCCGTAGTGATTTAATTCTGCGATTGATTTTGGCTCTGCACTATCCGCATAAACAATATCATCAACATCATAAGTTTTAAGTAAGTTACTTATATCTCTATTTAATAAACCTTTTTTATAAATGATCTCATCAAATATGTAACTATCATTATATTTATACATAGCCACAACAGATGTTGGGTCATTACTATAACCAAAATCCATACCATAACAAAGTATTCTTGCTTCTGTTGGTAATTGTGTTTCTTTCCAATCTGGTATACATACTCCTTCTAAACTACCTAATTGACCTAATCCGTATACTTTCCACCAGTTTTTCCAATAAGTACTTTTCTTAGCTTTTTCTTTTGCTAACTCTATCTCTTTAACTATTGTATCTGGCAACGCCTCGTTGTCTTTATATGTTAATGTGATAAAATCTATATCTTCTCCATTTAAAACCTCTCTATCAACCCAGAATGAGCTTGTAGGGTTATAATCTAACCATATTTGATCACTTGTTCTAACCATTAATTGCTGATATGCATCGAATGGTATATTGTTACACTCATTAATATATAAGTCTGTTCTTCTTGCTCCTCTTAATTTATCAGGCATATCTGTACTAAAGAACTCGATGTAACTACCATTAGTAAAATTATATTTAAGAGTAGATTTATTAAACTGCGCATCTCTATATCTATTCAACATCATCATTATTTTTAAGAAGTCTTTTAACGCTCCTCTTCTCAAATGTGGTATTGACTCAGATACTATACTTATTTCTAAATTTGGATTCTTAATTGCTTTGTCAATTAATATAGGAATAATACCAAAAGTTTTACCAGCAGATGTTCCTCCTCGTATGACTTTAATTCTCTTGTTTAATTTGTAAAGCTTCTTGATTGCAGTTGTTACTACAAATTCCATTAAATATCAAATATTGGTTGTTCTGTATTTAAAGTAATATCTTTAGTTTCTTTTGGTTTACCCGCGTAGTAGTGATAAAACAATTGTACATATTTAAAATCACCATTCTCTATGCCAGCTTCTAAAGCCTTATATGCTTTGTCTTCTAAAGGTGTAAGTCTTTCAATTAACTGAACTTCTTCAGACTTAGATTTTCTACCAGAACCTTCTCTTTTACCGCCTTTCATTCTTTGAAAAAAATTGATTAATCAATAGAACAATAAAAAAATATAGCTTTTGTTAATACATAGCAAGTATCTTATCTAGTCTATCTACTATAAGATCTTCTTTGTCTTCAGGTATTCTATTAACTAGATCTATTAGTCTATTGTTTTTAATACTTCTAGACTCTTCTATTTCTTTATATGATTTTATTTGTTCTTTTAGTTCGAATATTTCAAAGTTAAGTTCTACACATTTTTGTTTTAACTTAATGTGGTTGTCTTCTTCTGTTATGTCTTTTAAGTCTTTTATTTTTGTCTTTGCATTATTGTAGGCATACCTTAACATATTGTTGTGTTTTAACCACAAAGGAAACTGTGTTAATGAGTATACTACAGTAGAGTGATCTTTATTTACCGATTCACCTATACTATGTAAACTTAAATTAGTGCTGTTTTTTAATAGTGTATAATACAATCCTCTTGCTTCACAATATTTTCTTTTTCTAGTAGGGTTATTTACGTCTATACCTAGTTCTTTATTTACTATGTTTTTGTATCTAGTTATTTGATCTGCCATTTTTGTTTCTTATTAATTTAGTTATTTTTATTAATTCTCTCATCTCTATTTCTTGTATTGCTTTATGTATACCTGCACATTGCTCGTACATCTCAGTGTCTTCGTAAAGTTTTAATATTCCTTTTAAAGTAGAAATTGTAGTTCCTTTTCTATAATCGTGAATAGACATGAGATAATATTCTTCTTTAATATCTTTCTCATTCACAAAGTTCCTTTTATTATATATTCGTTTAATTCATACTTTTTTTTTACAAAATACTGTTCGAATACTTTTAAGCCATATTCTACTTTATCTTTGCCTGACAAATAAAACTCTTCACTAACATTATAATGTCCTAAATCTCCAGTTGATTTATCTATTACAAAAAAGAAAAAGTTTTCGTAACTAACTTTAAACAATTCACAATAAATATACACTTGTACATCATAACCATATTTTTTAGCTGACCAAGGAAAAGCTTTTAAATCTGAAGTTGTTTTAAGATCCGCAACATAATCAGGTCCTAATATATCAGCTTTAGCTCTAAAAGGGTAACCTTGTAATATATCAAAACCAGGTACTTCAAACTTAGCACCTCTTGTTAATTCTTGCCATATATCATTTTGTAATAAAGCATCTACTGTGTACATAGCTTTATCATATTCTCTTCTTGTATATACAAATTGATCACTACCTACTTCTTTGACTTTGTCTTTATATGCTTTTGTTACTGCTGATTTCACTTCTACTATATGACATAGAGAGTCTAGTTTTTCTGGTTCTAATGCGGCTAGATGTATTAATCTACCGGTCTTAAATGCTTTACTATCTGATTTAAAATTTAAAGATCTAGCATAACTTTTAGGAGAATCTATTAATGATTTTATAGCTGAAGAACTTAATGCATATTTACCAAGCTCACCGTAATAAAAAGAATCATTATACATTTTTTCTAGCAACTTGTCTTTATCATATATATCGCCGTTTAATAATTGTATTTTCTCTTTTCTTTTGCTTTTAGTATATATACTTTTTAATTCATTAACGGTAATGTAACAAGTATCGTCACCATGAAAAGAACCATTTAAACTAATATGTAAAGCATGAAGTTCATCTTTTGTTTTAAACTGAAACACTTCATCTTTTACTCTTACTTCAACACCATCTTTTGCCCAATCCATAAAACCTATTTTAGGTGTCATGAAAGTTATATGTTTCCATGTTGATTTTTTAGTTACTATTCTCATATTAATTATTTTTTACAAAAGTTCCATTTATCATTTTACCAGTTCTATTTTTAATTACATTATAAGCTGAGTTTATACAATCCTCTATCCTAACATTTCTTAATTCTGCTAAGTTAGTTAATACTACAATCATATCACCTATAGCATCTATTACTTCTTCTTGGTCATTGTCAAGTAAAGCTTTAGCTAATTCACCGGATTCTTCTTGTAATTTAATATATTGTGTTCTAGCATCTCCTTCTTTTAAAATACCTTTTTGTTCTGCCCAATCTCTTATTGGTTGGAATTCATTATTTAGTTTCATAGTTTTTATTTAAAAAATTATTATATATATGTAGATTATTTACAAAATGATAGTAGTTACCAATACCAACATTTAATTCTTTACAGACTAATTCTTGTAATTTACTAAAACAATATTGATCATTACAAAATCCATACCACAAATCATTAGACCTCATTAACACGGACATATTTAACTTGTCGTTTATTATAGTAAAGTTTATAGCGTAAGTACATGGAGTATCTTTAGAATATGATTTGATTTCTTTACCATCATAAATAGATATAGCTGCTTGTCTAGTGTTTTTATTTCTTTTTAATATATCTATTGTTTTGTTTAATTGATCATTTCTTTTCCATTGCCAACCATAATTAGATCTAACATTACCATCTTCATCCATCATATTCTTCCATGTAGGAGCATATTTAGATATTTCTTCTGCATTAGGATTTCCTGACAAATACCATTCCCATTCTCTTTCGGCATATTTATTTGAAAAATTTCTCCATTTAGTTTTTATATTATTTTCCAAAGGATTTAATATATTAAAACCAACATTAAATAATGCTTTAGTATTATCAAAATCAATACCCTTTGTAGATATTAAATCATAATAAAATTCAAATGCTTCCTGTGCTTTGTTAAATACCATACTTATTAAAATCTCTTAAATCATTCCAGTCTCTATACGAATTTACTAAATTTTTTTTAATATTAGGTTTTTTAGCGTTACCTGCTACAGAAAAAAACCAATCATCTTTATTACCATATTTGTTTAAATAGTCCCAGCCTTTAGAATCATAAGAATCCTCACAATCAAAATCACTAGGTATTAAATCAGACTTACTATTAAAGGGTTTATGATAAGAATAAAAATCTGCGGCACCTAATTCACCTTGTTGTATATTTCTAGCAACAGCAACTGCTTTAAAATTAGTATCAGGTAAAGCTATTTGCATCGTTCTAGTTAAAACCCCTGTAGATATTACAGACCACATTGTTTTAGGTTTATCTTTATCTTTAAAAAAATCATAAAAACATTTAACACCTCCTGCAATAACTAAAGGATGATTTAAACCTAAGGGAACAAAATAAGCGTTTGTCTTTTCAGCATATAACTTAGCTAATCTGTTTGCGTTAGGCATAGCTGCTATTCTTACAAACAAAGGTTTAGCACCTAGTTCTATACACAATGCTTGATGATCACTAACTTCTTTTGAGGAAGGCATAACTAAAGTTAGATTAATATTATATTTATTACATAACCAAGATAAACTTATACCGGCAAAACCTCTCCTTGGTTGAACATATACTATTTCTTTAACATTTTTTTCTACTAATTGTTTTATAAAAAATTCTCCAGATCTAGCTTTATAACCTACTTCACAACTTAAAGACTCATCTATTACATTAAATCCATTTACTTTTTTTATAACAAAATCATCAAAAGAAGATTTAAAGTTTTTAGTTAAGTTTAAATAATAATCTAAACTCTTGTTTTTTAGATCATTGTTTTCTTTATTTTTCTGCTTATTTAAGAACATTATTATAATATTTTATACCATTGTTTTTTTCTACATGATGTTTGCTCTGAAAATTTTCTATATATCTAATAAAGTCACAAGCAACATCTTCCATATCATAAGGTTTTGAATAACCCCCTGTAATGTCACAGAGATAACGTAAAGCATCATTTGTTTTTTTATTAGGTAATATCATTTTTAAACATTTTCTAGCGTTAGAACCTACGTAAACATCACTATCTCTATCAACTAAACTAGGATAATATTCTGCCATATCCATAGAAAAAGCAGTCAATACAAAGTTTTGTCTTTTATAACCTTTATTAATTAACCAGTTGTTCCCATAATCAACAACATCCTTAATACCCTTTATACCAGGTTGTTTAATGTAATTTATTAAATTAAACATTAATTCTTTACTTTCGTTCTGTATGAAATTATATAATCCACCTTTTATCATAGGTAACAAATATCCCTTTACATCACAAAATTTTTTTTCTGGCATAACATTAATCCAGTTATTACAGTCAACCAATCCTTTTTTTAATTCGTTTACGACCCAAAAGTTACCAAAGCCATGTGTACCAAAAGGAGAACCACAATTATCTTTAGGTATGTAATTAATTCCTGAACCACATAATCTAAATAAATAACACATTTTAATAAAATTAACATCTTTAATATTATCTCTAGCACTTTTAAAATAAATACTATTATTTTTTGGATCTTCTTTTGATTTTATTGCTTCTAACAAACTACTAAACGCTGCAAACCTTCTATTAACTACGTCATATATAGGTATGTTCCAAACTAAATCATCGTCAACATCTTTTTCTTTCCAATTAAATCCTTGAAATTTAAGTTGTTGCATTTTATGTGCTTTGTTATAATAGTCTTTAAATTGTTCTAACATAATTGTTTTATAAATTTATAAGACTTTGGTCTTAAATGAACAGATTGTCTTGATTCCATTTCGTCAAAAGAAAGACCTTTATCATAATTAAAATCCCATTCTATTAAATTATAATTATAATGATTACAACCTCTTTTCAATAAACTATTAAATTCTTTAACATAATAAGTTCTTTGTTCTTTAGTACCGTAAAAAGGCTTTCCTTTATATAAACCAGTTCCTGGTATTTTTCTAGACTCGTCCTCTATTGGCAACAAAGAAACTAATGTTATTTTATCTAAATTTAATTTATTTAATTGTAAAAATAATTCTCTAATTAAATCTACTACAGCTTTTCTACCTCCAAATCTATGTACATGGAATCTAACATCTATATTTCCGGCATAAAAAATTAGATCATTAGTATCTTTGGTAATAAAATTATGTAATCCTATTTTTAAAAAACCATTCAATGTCTTACCATCTATTCTGTTTATAGAATATCCTGGTTTGTAAATAGAAACACTATGACTATCTCCTAATATTAGTTTGTTATTATATTCTTTAGTATATAAAACTTCTGGTGATTTATTACAACTTAAACCTTTCAGTTCTTTTCTTTTATTGCAAGCTACATTGTAATCTATTTTTTCATTTATGCAATATACTTTTCCATTAAAATTATTTAACTTGTTAAGTCTTTTGTAAAAAGAATCTTGAACTCCTCCAAAAAAATTAAACTTGCCTTCTTTATAATTAACACCCTCTGAAAGTATTAATTCTTCATAATCATTCCAATCATCTTTTTCAGTTAATATGTCTGCATTATAAATACTTTTTAGAACCAATGTCCAACCTCCGTTGTGACTATTTAAACTTCTAACAGGATTACTTACTACTCCTACTATTGCTTTTTTATTTTTCATTCTCAAAATTATTTAAAGCACCTATATAAGCAGCAGCATCTAATAAATTATCCTCTTTATGATTATATGATTCTCTAGATAACTTTAATGCTATCATGCACATATACATGTCTTTTGCTGTTATTTTTTTTCCAGTACAACCACTAGCAATCATTGCAGCCCTCTTCATTCCTTCGGAAAAAGGACCATAACTTCTCTCTTTCTCTTGTGATCTTTTGTTAATTATTTTATCTGCTTCCTTCAGTATATTCATTATAAATTAATTCTTCTATGTGTAATAATTGTTTGTCTCCTAATAAACTATATATACTTTCTTCATTTAAAAATACATCTTCTATATTTACTTCTGGAGGTTCAGGTGGATCAAAATATTTAAAAGTTTTTCTACCTGGAGTATAAGTGTGCTTTACATATAAAGCTAAATCTGAATAAAAAATAATCATAATGTGTTTTTTGTTTTAAGTTTTATTATAGTTGTGTTTATTTATAATCTTATTGTCTAAGTCTAATATAACGTAGTCTTCATTTACAATAAGTTCAATTGCTTCATTAATTTTTTTTGCTTTTTCTTGAACTCTAAACGTTTCAAATATTTCGTTACTGATAGGTTCGTGTTTAAATTTAGGTTTCGGCATGTTTTTAATTTTATAAATTATACAGCCAATGTAATAAACATTTTATTAACAGAAAAATTATTTATGTTTTTTTTCTGCTTTCCTAGCTCTTTGTATAGCTCTAATTTTATCTGATCTTAAATATGATTCTCTGTGTTCTTTAACTAAAAGTTCGTTTTCTAAATGATTTGTATACATATACATCTCGTTGACACACTTAATAAGATTAGATATTTTTGTTCTTTTTTTTCCTGATGTTTTTTCAAATTCTTTTCTTAATGTATTTCCAATTTCATTAAAATATAATTCGTAGATTTGTTTCCTAAGTAAATCCATTATAAATATGTTTTAAATAATTTTTCTAAATCTAATATAACTTCTTTTACACAAGAGTTGCATGAGGTTAATTTTCTTTTTGTATTAAATACTCTATTATATATGTCTAATAGTTTTTGTTGTTTTTCTGGAGTAATTATTAATCTTCTATCTGAAAACCAATTTTCTAAAAAATTATATTCTGACTCGTTTAAACATTTAGGTTTGTGATAAGGTAATACTTTATTTAACTTTTCTTTTCTTTCATCACACCCACAGTCTTCGCCAGCTATAAACTTAGCTACTTTTTTTATACCAGTCATAACTGTTATTTTTTCTATAGTATCACCAAGTCCTTCTGATTTGTTTTTATTTTCTAAATCAAACTTTTTTTTCCAGTCTTTATATGCTTTTGTTCTTTTATCTTTAGGTTGTTTCATAATTATATATTTTTATATTCTTGCCAATCTTTATCGTATTTATCTTTTATTTTGTTTTTACAATTTTTTAAAGTATTAAAAATACTAACCCAACTTATTTGAGTTTCTTTTGCTATTTTCCTAATACTCATATCGGTGTCTCTATATAACTTAAATAATTTTTTATCGTACCAATGCCAGTCTTCTATTTCATTGTCTATTAATTGACATATTTTGTTATAAGCTTTGTGTTCTTCAATAGTATCTTCATATTTAATTTTATAATCATCTATACTAACTTTTTTTATTTTATGTTTAGCATTATAGTATTGATAGTAAGTTGTTTTTAAAGTAAAAAATATATAACCTCTATTTGCTTTTCCATTTGTTATTATTTTATTTGGATTAGCATACTTATATAATATTAAATACATTTCTTGTACAATATCCTCAGCATAATCATACTCACCAAATGAGTTAACAATGTTAATCCATTCCTTATGTTCTTTAGCAATAATTTCTAACCAATTAGACACGCATAAATATAATCAAAAAATATTTAATATATCTTTTATATCTACATTATTACAATGAAGAATATTTACTCCTGCAAATTCAAACCCAATATTGTTTTTTGTCATGCGTAATTTTATAGGTTGTTCTATTGGAGTAGGTCTTCCTCCGGTTTCAACTTCTTTAATTTTTCTAACATGTATTTCACTTATCATCCAATCAGTAGAATGTTGAATATATCTGTGTATAGTAAAAACGTCATCAGCTCTATTTCCCCATTTACCTCCACCTTCTACGTCTGCTAAACTTGGTGGGATAGGTAAACCTGAATATTTATGTTCTTTATTATGTACTTTCCTAAGAGCTTCAGTTACAGCATGAGCATTTAACCATATCGAAACATTTTGATGTTTACAAAATAACCTAAACTCTGTTGCAACTTGATAATCATATTCATGACCATTAATACCTCTCATTGTATTTCTGTCTTTAACTAGACTATTATAAGGGTCAATTAAAAAACCATCATAATTAAATTTTTCTTTTATTTGTTTTGCTTCACTTAAAAGATCTTTATAATTATATAAGTCATCTACTTCTATTATTTTAAAATAAGTATTAAACCAATCTAAAGTTTTTTGAATATCTTTATCTGTAATATTATTTACTGGTTTACCAGTTTTAAATTCTAATATTTTTCTAGCTATTGATTGTGAAGAATTTTCTGCTGAAAAAATAAGCCATTTAACATTGTGCTTTATTGTATATAATAACATTAAATATAAAATCACGGTAGTTTTACCCACGTTAGCGTGGCCAAGAATTAAATTGAAATTATTAGATTTAAAGCGTATATGCTCATCTATTTCAGGAACTCCTATTTTTAAACCTTGTTTTACTCTACCGTATTTTACATCTAAGATTTTTTTCTCTAAGTGACTTAAATTGCTAAGCATTAAAATAAATCAATTTCTTCTCTAGCTTGGTTTTGTTGTGAATTATCTATTCTTTCTACCCACTCAGCATTTACAATTGTTCCGTTGTTCCATACACATTTGCCATTACCTAAATATATTTTTTCAACTTTAGATTGTCTTTCTTCTTTTGATTGTGAATGATATACAGATACATTTTGTCCATATTGATTTGTTTGGTCATTTACACTAATAGCTAAGTTTAAATATTTGTCTTTAGCTATTTTTGTTTTATCTATCTTTGTTAAGTCTATGCTTACTGTTAATGTTGATGCCATAATTTTTATTTTAATATATTGTTTAAAGGATTATTTGATTGATTGTAATTTGTTTTTTTTGGTTGATATTTATAACCAACTGTTGAATTAGCATCATCATCTTCTGCTTGTAATCCAAGTAATGATGTTAATGTATATCTTCTATAGTAAGTTATTGCAGAACCTATTTTCTGTGGGTCTTGTATATTAGGTAGTTGCATACTTGATTCTACGCTTCCGCCATCTAAATCTACTATAACACTTCTTACTTGATTATCTGTTATAGGTTGAATTAATACTAGTTTGTGTTTTTCTAATAAAGGTTGTAGTTGACCTATCAAAGAGTTTATATCAAAATATTTACTCTTATAAAAAGGGTTTCTTACATCTTTACTAATTGTTCCAATTTCTGATTGAAGCTTATAAAGCTTATGATAAATGTTTGTCTCCATACTTGTGATTTGTTAAATTTTCTTTTTGTTCTTTTTCAAGTTTAATTGTTAATTCTTCAACTTGATTTTCTAGTTCGTCTACTCTTTTTCGAAGCTGAACTATAGCTGCTAATTGATATTCCATATAAATGTTTTTTTTGTTCTATACAAATATATAAAAAAAAATAATATAAAAAAAAAGGGTAAAAACTAATTTACCCCTTTTTCAAACAAAAAACACTTAGGAAACAAAATTACCGGGTGGTAATTATCTTACAAATATAATTCTTTTTTCTTTAAATCAACTAACTGTTTATATCTATTTATCTTGTCTAATAAGTCATCATTAGAAAATTTGACTATTTGTCTTGACATCGTTAATAATTCTTCAGGAAGATCTTTTCCGTATTCTTTTTGTAATTCTAAACCATACTTATACTGTTCACCATATCTCATTACATTACAAGAATAACATTGTACCTGGCAGTTTAATTCTTCCCATCTTGTTGAATAGTATTTACGTGACATAAAATGGCCACACTGCATTTTTTTATAATAATCTTTTTTTCCACAAGTATAACAGCTAACTACACCTAAATCATCGGCTTTACGAAGTCTTATATATATTGAAAATATAGTATCTAATTTTTTAACTAATCCTTTACGTGAAATTTTTCTCATATTTAATATTAAGTAATATATAAATTTTTTATTTACATTTCTTACAATTCATATATTATAACTTTTGGTTATAACCTATAGTTTTTATAATAACTAAAAAGAAAGAAAAAGAAAAAGGACAAAAAGA